CTAGCGAGGCTTCCGCCCCGCCTTCTTCGTCAATAGGTCGCTGATCGCTTCCTCGAGCAGTGCTTGGACCGTGGTATCCTCCTCCACCGCCAGCAGGCGCAGCCGCGTGCTGACCTCCGGCGCGAAGTGCCCGCCGATCATCTTCGTTCCGACGCGCGCCGGGGTGACGGGCGCGGCGCCGGTATTGCCTCCGGCGGCCGCGCCGCCGATCCGCCGCCGCGCCCGCGCGGTCGGCGCCTTCGTCTCGGCCGCTGGCTCGGCGGCCTGCGCGGGAACGTCCGGCGCCGACGCTCGATCAAGGACGGCCTTCAGGGAATTGGCAGGTGACTTTCTGGTCAAGGCGTTGGCTCCTTCGACTCGCCGTATAGCCGCTGGCATGTATACGTGTAGAGCCGGTTTATCTCAGCGGCCGCCGCGCCCTTCGGTTCATACTCCTGCGCGGCCAGCCCCATGGACTGCGCGCGGAAGTAGGCTTTGCGGTTCCCGATGGTTACCGGGCAAACCTCGGCGCCAAGCTGTTCCACGGTGCTGATGGCATCGGCCGTTTCCTGTCCCTTCGGTGACACGAACGTGAGCACGACGGCCGATGGCTTGGACAACTGGCGGACCAGCGCCAGCGTATGCGTCATACTCATGGTGTCGAACACGGCCGCCTTCGTCGGGACCAGCACAAGGTCGGCTTGCTCGGCCGCCTGAAAGGCGACGTCTCGCGCGACGGCCGCCCCGTCGATAATGACCAGATCGGTGCCTGCCTTTCGCGCGGCGGCGATGACCGGGCCAAGGCGGACAGCCTGAAGCGATGAAACCGCCGGGGCCTCCCCTTCCCGCACGTCGCCCCAAAAGGATGCGGTCGCCTGCGGGTCCAAGTCGAGGACAGCGGTTGCCTTCCCGTCCGCCTCGGCCGCGACTGCAAGGCACGTCGCCAGCGTCGTCTTGCCGACACCGCCCTTTTGCGAAAGAATTGCCACAACCTTCATCGGTATCGATCCTTATAACTGTATGCGTGTATACACGTATAACTGTAGACGTTACGCGGCGCGCTTCGCTTCCTCCGCGCGATGGCATGCCCAACAGCGCCACGGCCCGCGCCAGCCATCGAGGCTGAAGGATGGGTGGGCAGCGGGGCAATCGGCGCAGACTGCCGGTTTCCAGTTCGTCATGACGGCTGCACGCCTGCGTTGATGCGCTCGTGGAAATAGGCAACCGCCGCATCCGCCGCGCGGTAGAAATCGGCGGCGATACCGGGATTGGCCATGTCGGCAGCATCCAGCGCTTGCTTTGCCGTCATCCCGGCGGGCGGTATCGCGCTGACGGTGGAGGCCATCATCCGCACGGTCAACTCGTCTCGCGGTATCTCGATCATGAGCAGCTTGCGCTTCGCTTTATTCATCTGTGCCCCCACTCAAATTGATCCTCGTACAGCGCTTCAGCGGGCTCCGGCATCGGATCACCCCGACGCTCGTCATCGTTCATTTCCCATGAGGCGCTCGCTTCCTCCCACGCCTCATAGAAGTTGATGTCGTAGGGGCTTCGGCAGGCAAGCACTGCGTATCGGAACTGCCAGCGCAACCGCCCTGGCCGAAATCGACCCACCGCTTTCAGGAGAGACAGCGGCATGGTCAGTCCAGCCCCAAGGCGGCGCGGTACGTCTCCATAAGCGCCTCCATCTCGCGCCGATCATCCGCCCGCATCTTGCGCAGACGGATCATTTCGCGCGTCATGCGCACGTCATAGCCGTTGGCCTTCGTCTCCCAGAAAACCTCCCGTATGTCGTCCGCGATGGCCTTTTTCTCTTCCATCAAGCGCTCGATACGCTCGATCAGAAGGCGCAGCTTGTCGTCCGGCGCCCGGTGCGCCTCCGGCAAGTCCACCGGAATGGTCATCTGTTCTTCAGCCACGCTTGGCGCCGGAGCCTTGCTCGACAGCAGATCGCGCTTGCCCACGTGATTAGGCGCGGAGACGATGCCGTCGCTCTCCATCTGCTCGATCATTTTGGCGGCCGCGTTGTAGCCGATACTCATCTGGCGCTGAAGCCATGAGACAGCGGTCTTCCCGTGCTCTTGCACGGTGGCGACAGCGCGCGCGTAGTCGGCGGGCGGCGTGATGTTGGCGGGCGCGGTCACTGCACTTGCTCCAAGGGTTCGGCACCGCAATCACCGCAAAAGACATAGCTGGCATCATCGATATAGGTGATGATCCAACCGCCGGGGGCGGTGGCTTCCTTGCGCACTTCCGTCGTGTCGCAGCACGCGCAGGTGAAAGAAAATGAACGAAACACAGGTGGCGTGCGGCTGCCCTGTTGGGCGGCCTGTCGCGGATCAATCATGGATCTGGCTCCGGCTTTTCGGGCTGGCGGAGACGAGGGCAACGGCCCCGTTTCCGTGCCTCTACGTGTATACTCATATACGTGTATACACAACCGAAAATCCGGGGTTCACTCAATATTTTCAAGCGACTTGAGCAATTAAAAAGCCGCGCTCCAAGTGCTGGAACGCGGCTTTACGCTGACGGTATCGAACGGCGGTACGGTTGCCCTTTAAGCCGCCTTAGCCGGTACTAGGGAGGCGATATCTTCAGGGTCGTCGAAATCTACCACCTTGCGCCCCATCCACTCATTGAGTTCCATCAAACGCCCTTGAATGGGTCGGATTTCTAGGCGGTAAAATGATCGGACCGCATCGATTACGTTGCCGAAGCCGGTTCCGTTCTTCGGCACGATGCCAAGAAGCTGGGGCGGCGTGCGGTGAGCCGACAGCATGTCGTCGCGCGTCACTTCCTTGATATTGAGGAACTGATCGTTCGCGGCCACTTCGGCAATCGGGATGATCTTCACGCCCTCCGGCTTCCCGCCCGGAATGTGCAGGAACAGGTTGCGGAAGTTGCCCGGCCCCTTGGACTTGCGGAGGGCTTCACGCAGGGCATTGCTGTCCTTGTCCTGCATGCCCGCCTCGCTCACGTACATGATGAAACCGGCGTGGCTTCCATTCAAGTAGTAGCGGCGCCGGAACAACGTCGCGTTTTCGTTCAACAGGCCCGACTGAAGCGCCGACAGGTACTCGGGCATTCCGTAGATTTCCTGCAACGGGTCCGGTTCCAACAGGTGGTGGACGCTGCCTTCTTCGAACAGGTGCGGCTGATAGGTGAGCATGCCCGGCTGCACGAACCAGAATTGTCCTGGCGTCAGCCCAACCCGCGTCCAAGCGGCCGGGCTGGGCTTCAGGCGCAGCGTGCCGCCGATGGCGTTCCGCTGATGCTCGACATAGGCGTTGCCGTAGATGAGGAAGTCCAGCACCCATCGCGCGAAATCGGTGCGGCTGAAGATGCTGGACGCCTTGAAGCTGGCGGCCAGCAGGTTGCGCTTGAGAAGGATGGCGCTCTGATGGTGCGAGGCCATGCGATAGGCCTTGCCGAGGCCTATAGTGCTGATCGGCGGATCATACCACCTTGCGCCCCGCACCACTTCGAACATGTCGAATAGCTGCCCCCTGTCCAGCACGCTCTCCGGCGCGCCGAACTCATAAGCGCCCCAGCCTTCCGTGGTGGGAATGTTCGTGCCGGTCATGTCAGTAAATCTCCATGGTCGAGGAGCCGCCCGGCGATTCGGTGCTGTCCAACGGCTCGAAATAGAGGGCGTGCATGATCGCCCATGCCACGTCCGCGTGGCCCACACCGCCAGAGCGGCTTGCGGTATAGGTGATGCCCTTGCTGGTGAATTCCGGCTTGATCGACATGAAGGCCTGAAGAACGTCCATCCAGCCCGCATCGAATTCGAGGCGGCCCGCGCTGATGACGTTCTTGGCCTTCAGGACCATGGAAGTCTTGAGGGGCACCGAATAGTTGTAGGCGTGGGCAGTCGGGAACCACTTCAACACCAAGGCATGCACGGCTTTGCCCGCACCTGTGGTGTCGATGCCGATCCGCGTGACGTTGTATTTGCCCGCGATTTCCTTGAGCTTGGCGGCCTGCCCTTCGAAATCCAGCCCCTTCAGGCGCTTCTTTTCCAGCACGCGGAACTTGCCGCCGGGTTTCGTCGGGGGGGCGACAACCACCAGTGCGGCGTCGTCGGCGGTGGCGCTCTCGCTGGCGTTGGGATCATAGCCGATCCACACTTCGCCATTCCCAAAGGGTCGAAGATCGTAAGGGCCGAAGTCCTTCTGCCACTTGTCCCAAGCGTCCACCATGCAGCGGCGCATGAGCGCGAAGGGGAACATGCTCTGGCTATCATCAAGGAAGATGCAGCGGAATAGCTGATCGAATTCGTCGACCGCGTACTGGAAGGCCAGTTGATCGCGGTTCGCCAAGTTGAAGCCGCCCTCAATGGCGTCATCAAGTGTGACGATCTGGCGCCAAACCCCGTCCGGTCCTAACTCCCCTGCCTTCAGAGCGGCGTGGCTGATATCGATGCGAACCTTATCCGCCTTCGCCCGGCCCCGGTTGAACCTGTCGCCGGACCACATGGGATAGGCTTCATGGTCGAGGGTGGACGGGGTGGAGAACAGCGTGACCGTGTACCGCTCATGCGTCGCCATGGCCGATGCGACCTTGAACAGTTCTTCGAAGCCGTAAATCCAGAAGCATTCGTCGACGATCACGTCGCCGGGATAACTCTGGGCAGTTCGGTAGTTCGTTCCAAGGAAGTGCAGTTCGAAGGGGTCGAGCAATGCCCCGGTTTCGTCGGCGCGCTGGACGACGATGGGGTCGCCCTTCAGGATGACACCGCAGACCTTCTGCACCCACTGAACGATGTAGTTTCTGAAGACGTGCGCCTGTGATCGGCTCGCAGAAATGAATAGCTGATTGTTGCCGGTGTCCAGTCCGCGCAGGAAACGCTCTCGGGCAAAGTAGTACGTCGCGCCGATCTGCCGCGACTTCAAAATCATTCGCGTGCGCAGGTGCGTGGTGGACAGCCAGAACGATTGATGGCCAAACATTTCATCGCGCATCTGTGTGCGCAGCATGTCCGCCATTTCATGCGTGATGAGGTTCTTGGCTGCCGCCTTCTTGTCGAGGACGTGCGGAGCGTTCCGATTGCGAACCTTCGGATTTAGGTCGGCCTCGTTGCCGCCATCGGCATACTTGCGGCGCCGATCGAACCGCTCGAACTGGCGGCCAAGCAAGTCGATTTCCTTGAAGTCGGCCCCGGACTTCTTGTCCTTCGCAATCAACATCAAGTACCGCTCGAGCGTCCCTTCCTCGGCCCGCTCGATGGCGCTCGCTTGGTCCCACTTCTGGCGGACCTTCCAACTCGATACGGTTGCGTAGGGCACGCCCAACTCTTCCGCGATCTGGCTGATGGCCCACCCGCGCCAGTAGAGCGAACGGGCTTCCACCTTCTGCGCGATGACGGGCGCGATGCGCACGACATTACCCGCCGCGCCATCGCCGGGCGCGCCGCTGTCGTCCGCCTCTTCGGGCAGGGCTTCAGGGGGCAAATCTTCGTCCATGCTGCGACGCTGGGCGAAGGCGGCCGCTGTTCACAGGCGCGCCCGTTGTGGCCCCTCCGGCCCACAATGCGCGCGCGTTGTTTCAGTGTCGTTTTCGGCCTGTTGTGGCTCGGTCAACGGCGCCCTTTTGCTGGCGCCGCCGGGATCAGAGCAACAGGAGCACCCATGGCGAAAGCCCGATTTTTCCGCGTGGCCACCGAAGGCGCCACCACCGACGGCCGCACGATCGATCGCGCTTGGATCGATGAGATGGTCGCCACCTACAAGCCCGAAACCTTTTCAGCCCGCGTCTTCGTGGAGCACGTGCGCGGTACCAACCCGGAAAGCCCGTTCGGCGCCTATGGCGATATCCTGTCGCTGAAGGCCGATGACGTGCAGCTTTCGGTCGGCGGCCAGACGCAGACCCGCCGGGCGCTCTATGCGGAAATCAACCCCCTGCCCAATCTGCTGTCGCTGATCGGCGCCGGGCAGAAGCTGTTCACGTCCATCGAAGTGAATCCGAACTTCGCCGGGAGCGGCACGGCGTACTTCATGGGGCTGGCCGTGACTGACAACCCGGCCTCGCTGGGCACGGAAATGCTGCAATTCTGCGCGGGCAAGGGCGATACCTCGCCCCTCGCCCATCGCAAGCAGCAGCCGGAGAACGTGTTCACCGCTGCGGAGGAAGTCACCTTCGATTTCACCGAAAAGACCCAGGCCGACCACGGCGCCCTCGTCAACGGCTTTGTTTCGGCCTTCAAGGCCCTGTTCACCGCGCAGGCTCCGGCAGCGGTGGAGGAAGAGCCGGCACCCGTCGCTCTCGCCGGGGCGGCCCTCACGCCGGAGGCGGTGGAAACGCTGCTTCAGAACTTCACCGCGCAGACCTCGGAAGTGTTCGGCGCGATGACGCAGAAGCTGGAAGCCAACGAGACGCAGCTTGCCGAATTGACGGCGAAGCTGGAGCGCACGGCACCCCACACCTTTACGCAGCGGCCGCCCGCCACCGGCGCCGACGATATCGAGCGCGCCGACTGCTGATCGGCCCCTCCCGCCCCCTGCCCGCGCAACCTCCCTTCAATCCCAAGGATTTCCCATGAAGCCGATTACCCTTGAACGTTTCACCGCCTACGTCGGCCACATGGCGGACCTGAACGGTGTCTCGCCCGAGATCGCCGCCACCAAGAAGTTCACCGTGCAGCCTTCGGTCCAGCAGACGCTGGTGAGCCGGATGCAGGAAAGCGCTGAATTCCTGAAGCTGATCAACATCATTCCGGTGGATGATCAGAGCGGGGAAGCGCTGGGGCTCGGCATCGGCGGCACCGTCGCGGGCCGCACGAACACCGCTGCGGGCAATCGCCGCACGGGCGTCGATCCGACCGCCATGGACGGCTCGAAGTACGACTGCAAGCAGACCAACTTCGACACTGCCCTGCGCTATGACAAGCTGGACATGTGGGCCAAGTTCCCCGACTTCGAGACGCGGATCCGTGACCAGATTGTCACCCGGCAGGCGCTGGACCGCATCATGATCGGCTTCAACGGCACCAAGGCCGAAGTCGAGACCGACCGCGAAACCTTCCAGCTGCTGGAAGACGTGAACATCGGGTGGCTGGAAAAGCTGCGCACGGAGAACACCAAGCGCGTGCTGTCCGCCGTGCAGGGCGGCAAGGTCGCGGGCAAGGTGACCTATGGCACCAACGGCGATTTCACCAATCTGGACGGCATGGTCTACCGGGCCAAGAGCACGCTGCTTCCTTCGTGGGCGCGCAACGCGCCGGGCCTGTGCGTCATCGTGGGCGATGAGCTGCTGGTGGACAAGTACGGCGCCATCATGGATCGCGCGGAAGGCTCGCTCGATACGCTCGCCAAGGCGGCCGTGATGGCCGACAAGCAGTTGGGCGGCCTGCCCACCGTGCGCGTCCCCTACTTCCCGGAAGACGCCTTCCTGATCACGACGCTCGATAACCTTTCGATCTACTATCAGGAAGACAAGGTGCGCCGCCTGATCCGCGACGAGCCCGATCTGGATCAGGTGACCGATTACCAGTCCTCGAACGAGGCTTACGTGGTCGAGGACTACAGCTTCGCCTGCATGGTCGAGAACATCGCAGAGAACAACGCCTAAGCCCTCCCCACGGGGCAGGTGTTCCCCTGCGCCTGCCTCTCTAGCCCCGCCCTGTTTTCCGCCTTTCACAGGGCGGGGCTAGTCACCCTTCCAAGGATTGCCCCTCATGAAGTGCCCTTTTCGCGCCCATATGGAACGGGTTTCGGCCGCCACCGCCGCAACCGGCGTTATCGCCGCAGCCGGTGCCCTTGTTTCCGCCGAGAACGGCGCCGGGGCCGATGAGTACCGCCTCATGCTGGCAGCGCTCGGCAATGACCTTCGCCAGCTTCACAATATTCAATCGCTGGAGCGCAAGATCGAGGCCAAGCGGGGCATGATCGACCGCTATCGAGACTGGCTTGAGGGCGCACTGGCCGCCGAAAGCCCGGCGCAGGACGAGATCGTTACGACGATGCTGGTGTGGTCGATTGACCTGGCCGAATGGCCCTTGGCTCTCAATCTGGCCCGCCACGCTCTCACCCACGGCCTTGCGCTGCCGGAACGCTACCGCCGCACCCCCGGCACGCTGATCGCGGAGGAAGTTGCCGAGGCCGGGCTGCAGAAGGATCCAACTGTGGATCTCGCTACCCTGCAACAGGTGGACGCCCTGACCGACACGGCGGACATGCCCGATGAAGTGCGCGCCAAGCTGAAGAAGGCCATGGGCCTTGCCTTCAAGGCGCGCGCAGACGCCTTCGATGCCGACACCGACAGCGACGTGGCGGGCGGCAAGGGGGCGCTGATCGCGGCGGCTCGCACACAGCTTGAGCGCGCTCTCGCGCTCGACGGCCGCTGCGGGGTCAAGAAGCTGATCGAGCAACTGAACCGCGACGCCAAGAAGCTGGCATCGGAGAAGCCCGAATGAGCGCGCTTGTAACGGTGCAGGCCCTCACTAGACCGGCCGAAGTTTATCGCTTTCCCATCGAACACGGCGAACCGGCCGACAATGCTGAATGGCAGCTTGTCGCCACCGTCGAGCCGGGCGACACGCGAGAATTCATGGCACATAGCCGCAAGGCAATCATGGTGCAGACCATTCCAAATATCCCCGAATAAGTTGCGCCACCCGCGCCGGGGGGCGGGAGATGGTCGGCGGCTTCAGCTTCGCTTGGCCAGAAGACCATAACCCTCACCCCCCACCCCTTTCCCTTCAGGAGGCACCATGACCGGCTCCCCGCTTATCTCCCGTCCCGCTGCGCCCGCGTCTCCGAACGCCTCGGTGCTGGCGGGCGATGGCTGGTGGCCGGACATTGACTGCACGGCCATGCGGGACGCCCTGCGGATCGGTGAAACCGTGACCCATGCCCGCCTCATGGGCGCGCTGGAAAACGCTTTCATCGACGTGACAGACGATCTGGCCGATTGGCGCGCAGGCTGGGAACAAGCGGGCCACGCGACGCTCGATGCGGTTCGGCCCGGCCCGAAGGTGAACGGCAAGGCGCGCTTGGCCGTCCTGTTCACCAACGCAGTGCGCTATGGGGCCGCCGCCGAACTGGCGGACCACACCACTGACATGAGCGCCACCGCGACGGACGAAACGCGCGCTGAAGCGAAGCGGGCCTCCGCCTGCGACTATGAGGCCCGCCGCCTTTCCGCCGTCCGCACCATCTTGGGCGTGACGCGCGTGGCCGTGGAACTGATCTGATCGCGGCGCCATGACCACCACTGCAACGGCCCGTGCGAACGAAACCCTTGATCTGATCTGCTGGCGCCTGCTGGGCACCACGGCCGGGAACGTGGTGGAGGCCGCCTATGAGTTAAACCGCAACCTTGCTGACATCGGCGCCACCCTCCCCGAAGGCACTGTCGTGACGCTGCCGGACGCGCCGAAGTTCGGCGCTGCGATCCTCGAAACCGTCAACCTGTGGGATTGATGCCATGAAGCACAACGCCCTTCGGGAGGCCATCGCCTTGGCCCTGCCGGAATTCGCCCGCGACCCGGAACGCTTGTCCATGTGGATCGAAAAGGGCCGCATACGCTCCCCCATGACGGAAAGCCGGGATTTCGAGTGGGAGTATAACCTCTACCTCACCACCCAGGACTTTACTGGCCACCCTTCCGTCCTGTTTCTCGCGATCAACGATTGGCTGCGCGTCAACCAGCCTGAATTGCTTCAGCCCGGCTCAGCCGGTTATGATTTCGAGGTTGACGTGGTGGATGACAAGACGGTCGATCTACACGTCTGGCTTGACCTGACAGAATGCGTGCGCGTCACCAAGCAAGATGATGGCACCGACGATTTGCAGCACTTGAGCGAGGACGCGAACCTCCTGCCGGACGATCTGCAAGGCGCCAAGCTGAAGCGCCTGCTGATGAATGACGAACTGACGCTGGCGGTGGCCGACTGATGAGCGATCTGGACGCGTTCGAGCCGTGGTTGCACGATCTGATGAGCCGCGTCTCGCCGGGTCGGCGGTTGAGCCTGTCGCGCCGCGTGGGGCAAATCCTGCGCCGCATCAATGCCCTGCGCGTCGCCGCCAATCTTGAGCCGGACGGCTCGGCCATGAAAGCCCGAAAGCCCAAGAAGGAACGGAAGGGCAAGCGGTCGCGCGGCCGGAGCCGCGCAGCCAGCGGCAAGATGTTTCGCCGGATTGAACTCGCCCGCAACATGCGCGTGCGCGCAGCCACCGATCATGTAGAACTTGGCTTCAAGCCCAACGTCGCAAAGACAGCCGAGGTTCACCACTTCGGCTTGGAAGATGCCGTCGACAAGCGCGTGCCCAACTCGATCCGCACACGCTACCCGGCACGGCGCCTGCTCGGCTTCGGCCCCGGCGATAGCGACCTGCTGTTGGTCGAAGTCCTCACGTGGCTGGAAAGCAAGTAGCAGCGGGACAGCAAGGCTGCTTCTGCGTGGACAGATGCTTGCTAGTACCGCACAGATGTCAGGGGGCCATGCCGCCTTAATCTGGAGTGTGCGTGTGAATGAAAAAGGAAGCTAAGACCCTTCACGAAAAAGCCGTGGATTCGTTGGTGCTCGCGGTCGACCATTTCAATCGTTGTTGGGATCGAGGCAGGACGGAAGCTGTTTTGATCTTTCTTGATCGTGCATTCGAATTGCTGATGAAAGCAATAATCGTCGAGCGAGGAGGCAGCATCCGCGACAAGCGCGATCGCGCAATGACCATAGGGTTTGACCAGTGCCTCCGTAAGTGCCTGTCGGATAAACAGGTCAAGTGCCTGGACGCAGAGGATGCGATGGGCTTGCAAAACTTGAACAGTCTTCGGGACGCGGCACAGCATTACATCGTGGAGCCATCCGAGGGGCAGCTTTATGTCTACGCACAAGCTGCCGTAACCGTCTTTTCGCGGCTGACTAAAGACGTGCTTTCCCTCCCGCTGCATAACGACGTTCCCGATCGAGTTTGCTTGGTATCGGCGCGTCCCCCGACCGACTTTGGCACGTTGCTGGATTTGGAATTTGCTGATGTCGCGGCAATGGTGGCTCCGGGATCGCGCAAGCGACTAGACGCAAAGGCAAGGCTCCGCACATTATCGGTGTTGGAAAGTTCAATCGGGGGGGAAAAGGCACAGCCCACGGACCGGGAACTAGATAAGGTCGTGACCCGCATCAACGAAGGCGAGGATTGGCGAACGATCTTTCCGGGAGTGGCAACCCTACGCATCGATCCCGAAGGAGATGGACCGGAACTTACCTTGCGAATAACGAACAATCAGGGCGAGGCCGTTAGGCTCGTTGCAGAAGGAACTCCCGGCGCTGCCGTTGTTGCAGTAAAGAAGACAAATGAACTGGACCATTACTCCCTTGGCTTCAACGACCTAAAAGATAAGGTAGTAGCGAAATTCCCAGAACTCAACCGCACGTCGGTTCTTAGACTTATTTCCAGTTTACAGATTCAAGACAATCTCGACTGCTTTAAAGAATTCAAAATTGGCGGGATCAACCATAAGCGATACAGCAGGATTGCTCTTGATCGACTAATCAAGGCGCAAGAGGAGAAGAACGCCGCTTGATAGGCGACAGTCTGCTTCGGAGAAGATGGCGAATGCGATTGCGCGCCGCATTTGCATTCTGTGACCGGCCGATTTCGTTATCGCCGTGTAGCGCCTGCCAGAACCAAACCAGCGTGGAGCGCTCCACGCCCGAATCGCGCAGGGTCCGCATCGCCTCCACCACATCGGCACCCGCGCCCGCTTCGTCGGATGTGCGGTCTGCGGCCGCGTCCACGATCTGCAATGCCTCGTTCAACGTCATAACCTCCCGTATCAGGAAGAGAACGAATTAAGAACATACTTCATAAGCCTCATCCAAAATGTAGTAACATTTAGCTTGATCTTAAACCTAATCGTTACTACAGAATGCCCATGATGATCGTATGGGACGAACCGAAGCGCGCCGCCAACCTCGTGAAGCACGGGATTGACTTCGCTGACATTGGCGAGGATTTCTTTGCCTCCGCCTTGGTCCGTCCCGCGAAAGATGGCCGTTATGCGGCTATCGGTCGCCTCAATGGCGTTATCACTGTGATATTCGCGGTGCTGGGCACTGAGGGCCTTTCGATCATATCCGCCCGGCCCGCAAGCCGTCTGGAAAGGAGCATGGTGCAATGAAAGAGCGGAAATTCACACAAGCCGACCTTGATGCGGTTTCGGACAACCCGGAGTGGACCAAGGAAGATTTTGCCGGGGCAAAGCCTTTCGCTGAAGTGCTCCCCGAACTGGCGGCCAAAATGGGCCGCATGCGCGGCGCGCAGAAGTCGCCTACCAAGATCAGCACCACGATTCGGCTTTCGCCAGACGTGGTGGATTTCTTCAAGGGCGGCGGCGCTGGCTGGCAGAGCCGGATCGATGATGCCCTGAAGGAATGGGTGGCCACCCATCGCTGACGGACACGACCAATGCGAAAAGGGCGGCTCCTTACGGGGCCGCCCTTCGCTTATTCCAGTAGGGGCATTGGTACGTCCGGCGGCGGGTCCACTTCCATGGGCACCGCAACGCCCGCGGCGATCATGGCTTGGGCATCTTCGCGCACTTGGGCGATCCGGAGGGCGAGGCCGCTAAGCCGATCCAAGTCGGCGCGGGAGACGGCAACCATTTCGGCAGCGCCACCGGCTCCGTCATGCTGCGCGGCAGGACGATCGGTTCCGGGCACACCGGGACCGCTGGCGCCACCTTCAGGGCAGGCGCGCCGCACGCTGTTAGCAGCAGCATAGACAGCAGTGGCAGCGCGGCCCTGCTCATAGTAGTTCTTCGACTGAACATCGGATGCCTCGGCTACGGCGCGCGATACCTGCGCCGGTTGATGGTTCACGGCGGCCTGCGCGGCCGTCGCCTTTCCCTGATCGTCCTTGATGGCCGCCAGTGCGGCCTCGGCATGGCTGGCTCGATCCTTCAGCCCATCGATCTGGATGAAACTCACATGCAGGCCATCGCTACGGATCGACAGGACCGCGCAGACGATCAGCAGCGCGAACGCCACCAGTCGCCAGAAGTCGGCCGCCAGCCATCGGTAAGCCCGCCGCATGAAGTCGCGGGCGGTCTGCCAGATGGTCAAGCCCTTGGCGGCTGCGAGAAGCCCGGCGATCATGCCACGTCCTTCAAGCAATAGGCGCGCTCGCGGCCGCGCCGGGCGACCAAGCCCTTGACCACGCGGCCGCCAGCCTTGTTGAACCACGTCAGGCTTTCGCAGCTTGCGGCGATCTGTCCCGCGTTGATCTGGCGCCGCATCGTGGACTTGCAGTAGGTCGGCCAGCCCACGTTGTAGGCAAGGCTGATCGCAGCGAAGCGCACATGATCGCGGCCGGGAATAGTCAGGGCCAGCCCCGGCGTGCAGCGCATGACCTGCGTGGACATTTCGACCAGGCGCTCTTCGAGCATCACGGCGCACTGCGCTTCTGTGAACCGCTTCCCGACCTTGATGTCTGCGCCAGTCAGGCCATCGCAGGCGGTCGGAACGCCCACGATATCCAGATAGGTCTTCAGGTACTGCGGGCCGGAGACGTGCCGTACCGTTGCGGTGCCGTCCTTGGCCATGGTCACTTCGGTTTTTCGGCCGCTTTCCTCGGCCGGGACTTCGACGAACAGAAGCGCGGCGGTTGCCGTGCCGACGATGGACGCAAGCGTACCCTTCTTCAGGTTGCTCATGCCGTGCCCTCCTTCGCCCGGTCGGAGCGGTGCAGGAGCGTCGGCAGGGCGAAGACAGCGATGCCGGTGACGGCGGACACGGCCGGGCGCAGCGCGTCGGGGACGTAGGCCACAAGCCCCGTCAGGATATTGGGCTGCTTGACGATAGCGCCAGCGATCAGGCCCGCGACGACAGCAAGCCGCACGGACCAAAACCGCCAGAACAGGCGGGCCTCCTCAATCAGTTTCGTCATGGTGGGATTTCTCCTTGCCAGCGGTGACGCCATTCCGCCTTCCGAGAAGCCGCTGGACCGTGGCTGTCTCGTAAATGCGGATGGCCATCCAAATGACGGTCAGGATCGTGGAGATATGGGGCAGCAGGCGCAGAAGAACGCCAAGCCATGCCGTGACTGCCAGAAGATCGACGGCGGCCTTCACCGCTGCCGGGAGGGCATCCCACGCATCATTCATTCTCGCTGCACCAATCATCGCCAGACCATCAATTTCGGATGATCCGACAAGGCCCGAACCGGCCGCCGACAACAACGTGGGGGCATTGTCGCGGGCGGGCGCCACAATGCGCGCGGGTTGAGAGAGTGCCCCCGGTCCAGCCATTCCGGCCTCATGGCTATTGCATCTGACAGTTTCGCCGGAGTGGACCTCTCCCGCCTTCCCGCGCCCGATGCGGTGGAGACGCTGAGTTACGAGACGATCTTTGCCGAAGCGGTCGCGCAGTTTCAGGTCTTGTTTCCGGACTTCGACGCTACGGTCGAAAGCGACCCGGTGGTCAAGCTGATCCAGCTATTTTGCTATCGCGAAATGGTGTTGCGCCAGCGCGTCAACGATGCCGCGCGCGCCGTCATGGTCGCCTATGCGAAGGGCGCCGATCTGGACGCGCTGGGGGCGCTGTTCCGCGTAGAACGCTTCATCATCACCCCTGCCGACCCGAACACCAACACCCCGGCCGTGCTGGAAACGGATGACGACTTCCGGCGCCGGATGGTTCTCGCCCCGGAAGGGTACAGCGTCGCCGGGCCGGAAGGGGCCTATATCTACCACGCCCTGTCGGCCAGTTCGGACGTGCTGGACGCTTCGGCCACCAGTCCGGCGCCCGGCGAAGTGTTGGTCTCGGTGCTCTCGCGTACCGGCGACGGGACGGCATCACAGGCGACGCTGGACTCGGTGGCCGCCAAGCTGACCGATCAGAGCATTCGCCCGCTTACCGATCTAGTAACGGTTCAATCCGCCGCCATCGTCGATTTCGCTGTCGAAGCCACCATGTATTTCTTCAGCGGTCCCGACCGCTCGGTGGTGCTTGCAGCCGCGCAGGCGCAATTGGACGACTATCTGACCAACGCGCGCAAGCTCGGCCGCGACATCAACCGGGCCGGGATCATCGCCGCCTTGCACCCGGAAGGCGTGCAGAACGTCATTCTTCATAGCCCGGCGGTTGATATCGTTCTGTCCCGCCAGCAGGCGCAGCACTGCACAAGCATCACGATCCATGATGCCGGTGTGGCCGAATGATGGGTGCCCCCTCCCTTTTGCCGCCGAACGCGACGGCGCTGGAGCGCGCCCTCGAAATGCTCGCTGCCACCCGGCTCGATGGGATCGGCACACCGCTGCGCGAGACGTGGTCGGCCAACAACTGCCCAGAAAATCTCCTGCCGTGGTTGGCCTGGGGTTTGTCGATCGATCAGTGGTCGGCGGACTGGCCCCTTCATATTCGCCGCGCTCGCGTGGCATCGGCCATCGACATCCAGCGGCGGAAGGGCACCCCGAAATCCGTAGTCGATGTGGTCAATAGCTTCGGCGGCAATGTGAAGGTGCGCGAGTGGTTTGAGATGGAGCCGCGCGGCGAGCCGCACACGTTCAGCCTGTCTGTTTCTCTCGGCGGGCAAGGCGGCGCCGCTCCCACGGCCGACTTCATCGACTCCGTCATCGCGGAAGTCTCACGCACCAAGCCGGTGCGTTCTCACTTCGATTTCACGGTGGCAGTCGCCACCCGCGCGGCGATTGGCCTCCGCGCCGTCGCCCGCCCTGTCATCTATGCCCGCCTTCGGTGCCAAGCCTGACCTCTGGAGCCTGAATAATGTCCGTCGATATCGTAATCACCAACGCGGGCCGCGCAGCCATCGTCAACGCGCAGAACAACGGCACCGCACCTGTCACCATCGCGCAGTTCGGTATGTCGCAGACCGCCGTAACTCCGGCTGCTACCGCCACGACACTGCCGGGGGAGTTCAAACGGCTAGCCGCCTTGTCGGGCGAAGTGGTGGCGGACGACACGATCCACGTCACAATGACCGACGAAAGCGCGGATGAATACGCGTTGCGCTCCTTCGCCCTATACCTCTCGGACGGCACACTGTTTGCGATCTATGGGCAGGCGGCCGCCGTCTACAACAAGGTCGCTTCCTCCATAGGCGGCATCTCGCTCGATATCATTTTCGCGGACATTTCGGCCGCCTCGCTCAGCTTCGGCAATGCCAACTTCACGAACCCTCCGGCGACCACGGAACGGCAGGGCGTGGTGGAACTGGCGACCGTCGAAGAGCAGAAAGCCGGGAAGGATGCCACCCGCGCCGTGACGCCTTCAGGGGCCAAGCAGTCGGTGTTCGACTGGATCGGGTATTACCCGGTCAACAAGGCGGGCGATACCGTCACAGGAACTCTCTCGTTTGGTGACAGCTTTTATTCCGCCTACCGCGACGCAGTAGGCAATCCGTTTCTGCGCTTCGATCAGAACGATTCCTTGGCGTATGATCGGGCGAATGACGCCCTGAACATATTCATCGGCGGCACCCGCCGTGCGGTCTTCAGTTCCGATGGCTACCTCAACATGCAGGGTGGCTTTGCCGTTGGGAACTACCTCGTATGGCATTACGGCAATGACGGGGCCGGTAGCGGCCTTGATGCGGACTTGCTGGACGGCCGCCACGGTGCTGCTTTCGCATTGCTGGATGGCACCGCTTCGTTCACCGGGTCAATCAAAGCCGGCACTCAAAATGGGCTGTTGATGCGCACGTCTGCGGGCACCGTGCCAACGCTCATCCACCGCACGGATAGCAGCGCATATTACATGCTCCTGAGCGCACCCTCTGCGGATTTCAGCACGACTTATAACGATTTGCGGCCTTTCACTGTGAACCTGAACACAGGCCGTATTAGTTCCTACAATGGCCAGGACTTCTACGGCGGCACGGCGGTGCGGAACTCGCTGACGCTCGACGGCTATGGTGTCTGGACCTCAGGCAACGACGGTGCCGGATCGGGCTTGGATGCGGATTTGCTGGATGGGCAGGATGGCAGCTACTACGCCAACGTCATTGCCCGAATTGGTTACACGCCGGTCAACAAGGGCGGCGACAGCATCACTGCCAAGATAAGCTACGTGGTGAGCGATAGCACGGCTATGGCGGCCCGCTCCGGCGACTCATCGTCGCCGTTAGAGGTACGGGGCAACGGCGTCGGGCCAGCTATCATGACGTTCCACCGGCCCAACAGCTACGCGACGTTCTTCGGCTTCGACACTGACAATCAGTTGAAGTTTGGCGGTTGGTCTGCGGGCGCTACCGCGAACCTCATCTGGCATTCCGGCAATGATGGATCCGGCTCGGGGCTGGACGCTGATACCGTGGACGGCATTCACGCTAGTAGCTTTGCCCGCGTAGACGTGGGGGGCGGCGCTTCGTTCGCCGGGGGCGTGACAGCGCCCTATCTGCGTTCCACCGGCACAATGAATGTCGATAGCGCATTAGGTGTCGGCGGAACAATTCAAGCGAATTATCAGAACGGCATTCTGCTGAAGCCTAGCGCGACTAACGCGGCGACAGTCATTCACCGAAATGACGGTTCTATTTATTATCTGCTTCTTAGCAATCCCGGCGCTGCAATTACGGAGAATTGGAACGCCCTGCGACCGTTTCAGGTTAATTTAACCAGCGGCCGCATCGCCTCGGCAAACGGGCAAGACTTTTCCGGCGGAATGACCGTTTCAGGTTCTATTACTTTCAATGGGGCTGGCGTCTGGACCTCGGGCAATGACGGTGCGGGATCAGGCCTAGACGCGGACTTGCTGGACGGCCTGCAAGGCTCGCAGTTCATGCGGAACTTCGTCGGCAGTTGGGTCACCTCTGAAGATGGCGTCGCTCGCTTCCACTTCATCAACGGTGGGGCAACGTATACCCGCGTAAACGGCGGCTGTTATTGGCAGAACCGGCAGGACCAGAACGTCGCCAGCATTGATGAAAGCGGCACTCTTTGGCTGAACGGGGAAGTGAATGCCCTCCGATTTCGGGCGCGCTCGAATGGTGACGGCTATGCCCTAGCCGTTGGGGATGACGCTTGGATCGGTGACGTCAATTGGACGAACGGGATCGGCATTCGGGGTCAACAGGACGGGAACGCCGGGTTCGTCACTTTCGGCACCTCCGGGCTTGGCCTTGGCTGCAACGCTGGCGATTCGACTTTGCGCTATGGCGGCATGCCGATCTGGCATTCGGGAAATGATGGTTCCGGCTCTGGCCTTGATGCCGATCTGCTCGATGGCTGGCAGCTTCAAGATATCTTGCCCTCGGGCAGCTTGGCGGCGACCGGCTATACCCGGCTTCCGAATGGCCTGATCATGCAGTGGGGCACGATCACCTGCGGCAACAACTCCTATGGCTCGCTGACTTTCCCGATCCAGTTCCCGAACGCTTGTTTTCATATCCACTCGGGCGTGGCCACCGAAGTGGGCAACGGCGACGCGCAGGCGAACTGCCCGCTGCCCTACAGCGTGACCAGACTAGGCGCCAGCTTCTGGAACGCGGCCCCGCAAGCCACCGCGTGGTGGATGGCGATTGGAAATTAAGGAGAATACCGCGTGACCCTCTATTTCAGCGCCTCTGCTGGCGGCTTTCTGGACGACACCATCCACCACGACATCCCCGAGGATGCCCGGCCAGTCTCGGCTGAAGTACACCAGACCCTGATCGCGGCCGCCTCGTCCGGCTCCATGATAGCGGCCGACGAAAATGGCGATCCTATTGCCGTTCCTCTCCCGCCGCCCTCGGATGCCGAGTTGCTCCGGCAGATACGGACGCAGCGTGACCGACTTCTTGCCGCTAGCGACTTCACGCAGGTGCCCGACAGCCCCCTCACGGCCGCCAAGCGCGAGGAATGGCGTCTCTATCGTCAAGCACTGCGCGACCTACCTGAAACCGCCAACGACCTCGCTTCGGTCGAATGGCCTGCCTCTCCCTCTGACTAAAGGATCCTCCATGACCGACCTGATCACGAAAATCGGTGCCTTCAATTCCACCACCAAAACGGTGCCCGTGACCTTCACCAGCGGTGATATCGTCCATACGCGGGACGTGAATGCGGTGCTGAAGGCGACCGGCAACTATGACAAGGCCGCCACGGCCGACCGCGTTGCCGAGGTGGCGCGCGGCGTTGCTGCGAAGATCGGCCTGGGGGTTATCAAGGCGGTGCCGGTCGAGGAAGAACCTGAAGCCGCCTCGGTCGAAACGCCTGCCGGAGCGGCCTCCGATCCGGCCGCTGACACCGCCGCCTAAACCTCTGTTGTATCGCGCGCGGCCACAATGCTCCCGCATATAAAAGTGGTCGCGCGCATGCGCATGGTTCATCCATGCGAACCCCCGAAGACGCCCCCACTGACGCCGATCAGCTTATCCGCTTCGGCACCATCGCCTCGGTCGATCTGGCCGCCGCGCGCTGCGTCATCGATCTGGACGATGACAGCCACACCGCCCCCATTCGCTGGATCGAACTGCGGGCAGGCAAGACCCGCACATGGTCCCCGCCTAGCAAGGGCGAACAGATGGTCGTCCTCTGCCCGGCGGGCGAGATCGGCGCGGCCGTCGCCCTTCGCGGTCTGTCCAGCGATGCCTTCCCGGCTGCGGGCGCCACCCTCAAGGAACTGATCGAATTCGAGGACGGCGCCGTGCTGTCCTATGACCCTGAAGCCCACGCCATGGAAGTCGTGCTGCCCGCCGGGGCGACGCTTGCGATCACTGCCTCCGGCGGCGCGACGATCACAGGAAACGTGACCATCAACGGCGACGTGCAATGCACCGGCACCGTCACGGCCGACGCCGATGTGGTCGGCGGCGGCAAGAGCCTGAAGGGGCACAAGCATACCGGGGTGCAGGCAGGCGCCGCGCAGACGGGTGCCCCGGCATGAGCGATCCTTGGAAGATCAGCTTCGCCAAGCGAGTGCGCTTCTGCCGGTTGCTGGTTTGGGCGCGATACAGCTTTCGGCATCGTCGATTTGGCCCGCTGCTCCACCAGTTGCGGCGACCACGTACGTGGTTCGCCTACGGCTCCGGCTTGGACTGCTGACGATGCTCGGCATGGACCGCCACACTGGCAAGCCGCTCTCTGGCGATGGCCACCTGATCCAGTCAGTTGCGCATATCATCACCACCCCGCTGGGCACCTGCCCCATGCGCCGGGATTACGGCTCGCTCGTCCCCGAGCTGCTGGACAAGCCCACACATGCCGCCTCGGCACTGCTGCTGGCGTCTGCGACCGCCATGGCGGTTGCCCGGTGGGAACCGCGCGTCACCGTCCGCAAGGTTGAAATCACGGGCGATCTGGCGGCCGGTCAAGCGGTGGCGAACGTGATCAGCCAGCGCAAAGGCACGGCCGCCAACGCCCTCACCACCCAAACCATCCCGCTTACACGCTGACAGGAGCCGCCCATGCTGCACGGTATCAAAACCATTCTTCTGACTTCGGCCGCACGCCCCATCGCTGCGGTTTCCACGGCCGTCATCGGCCTTGTCGCCACTGGCGGTGACGCAGATGCCGAGACCTTCCCGCTCGATTCTGCTGTCCTCATCACCGATGTGCGTCTCGCAATCGCGAAGGCGGGAAGCACCGGCACCCTGAAGACGGCGCTTTCCGCCATTGCCGATATCACCAGCGCGCAGGTCGTGGTGGTCCGCGTGGCGGAAGATCAGGTCGACCAGAACAGCAAGGTGATGGGCACCACTACCGGCTCGGCATACTCCGGCATGCAGGCACTGCTCACGGCCGAAGCCAAGACGGGCGTGCGCCCGCGCATCCTCGGCGCGCCGGGCCTCGATACGCAGGAAGTAACCAACGGACTTGTCGCCGTTGCGAAGCGCCTGCGCGGCTTCGTCTACGCCATGGCGCAGGGCGATGACCGCGACGAGGTGGTCGCCTATGCCGATGACTTCGGCGCGCGCGAACTCATGCTGTTCTGGCCCGCCACCAGCGCGGGTAATGCAGACACCATCGGCCGCGCCCTCGGCATGCGGGCGTGGATCGACCAGACGCAGGGTTGGCAGAAGACGATTTCCAATGTCGTCGTGACCGGCATTACCGGGATGGCCAAGGACGTTTCGTGGGCCATGGACGACGACACGACCGACGCGGCCGTGCTCAATGCCGCCAACATCACCACGCTGATCTGCTTCAATGGCTATCGGTTCTGGGGAAATCGCACCCTTTCGTCGGAGCCGCTGTTCGCCTTCGAAAGCGCCGTGCGCACGTCGCAGGTGCTTCAGGACACGTTTCAGGAAGGGCTCTTCTGGGCGATGGACAAGCCCATCACCGAAGGTCTGATCAAGGACATGATCAGCACCGTCAACGGTGCCCTGCGCAAGATGGTGGTGAACAACCAGCTTATCGGCGGCAAGTGCTGGTACGACCCGGCGAAGAACAGCGGCACCGATCTGGCCGGGGGCCAGTTGGCGCTCGACTACGACTTCACGGCCTGCGCGCCGCTGGAAGGTCTGACGCAGAACCAGACCATCACGGACACCTATTACGCCGACCTTTCCAGCAGCATCTCGAGCGGCACGGCCGCCGCCTGATCGGCCGACCGTCCCCCCCCGAACATAGGAGCACCCCACCATGGGCTTTCCCTCGAAACTGAAGCGCCAGAACCTGCACCTTGACGGTGTAGGCCATAGCGGCGTCGTTGCCGAAGTCACCGTCCCCAAGCTGCCCCTGAAGATGGAGGAATGGCGCGGCGGCGGCATGCTCGGCCCCATCCAAATCGATCAGGGCCTCGAAAAGCTGGAACTCGAATTCACGATGGGCGGCCTGATCGACCGTGCAATTCGGAAGTTCGGCGCCAGCACCTATGACGCCGTAACGGCCCGCTTTTCCGGTGCCTATCAGGACGACAGCACCGGCCGCGTGCGCACCGTCGAAATCACAGTCCTGGGGCGCTACTCGGAACTGGACTTCGGCAATGCCAAGGTTGGCGACGACACGTCGCACAAGGGCAAGCTCGCCTGCGCCTACTACCAGTTGGACGTCGATGGCCAGAACTGGCTGACGATCGATTTCATGGCCAACATCTTCATCGTGTTCGGTGTTGATCGCTACGCGGAAATCCGCGCGGCCGTAGCCGACTAACGCCTTTCGCCCCGGCGTGAATTTGCGGGCGCGCCGGGGCGAAAACCCCTGAAGCCCGCACCCTTGAAACAGGATTTTCCCGCATGAATATCCCCGCAAGCAACACCCCGGCCCTGCCCGGCGCCGACAAGTCGATCACGATCCCTCTCGTCTCCCCGATCATCCGCGAAGGCGGTGTGAACGTCGAAACGCTTTCCCTTCGCAAGCCCAATGCGGGCGAACTGCGGGGCCTCAAGGTTCCCGATGTGGTGAACGGCGACGTCAACACGATCATCGCCCTTCTGCCCCGCATCGCGTCGCCCGTCATTTCGCAGGACGAAGCGGAAACGCTCGATCTTGAAGACTTCGGAGAAATCGCAGGCGCCGTGTTCGGTTTTTTTATGAACCGGGAAGCGAAGGCGAAGATCGCGCAACTGACGGGGGGCTGACCGTAGAAGACTTCATGGCCGACATCGCGGCAGTCTTCCAATGGCCCAAAAGCGAATTGGAAGCCATGCCGCTGGATGAACTGTTGGCTTGGAGAGAACGCGCCATCAAGCGCTGGAACAGCATGCAAGGGCAAGAGTAGTGGCCGACAACAAACTTAACCTTGTGGTGCGTTTTACAGCGTTGGATGGCCTTTCCGGGGCGCTCAAGGGCATGATTGGCCTTGGGCGCTCGTCCAATTCTGAAATGAAGATGCTCGGCCGCCAACTCGGCAAGGTGTCCGACGAGGTTAAGGAATACGACAAGCGGATCCGCCAGACCTCGGGCAGCGTCACCCATCTGTGGAACGCGCAGAAGAAACTGATGGAGCAAGAGGATCAGCTCCGCGCCAAGATCGCACAGCGCAAGAAGCTGATGGAGATCGATGGCCGCACGTCGCGCATGCAAACGCAGGCTGATCGCTACCGGCAAGAAGGACAGTCAGGCCTCATGTGGGGCGCCGCCATGGCTTATCCCGCCTACGAAATGGCGAAGTCCGCGGGCGAATTTGAGGCGATGCAAAACCGCCTCCATATCCTCGGCCTGAATGACCGCGCCGTTGCGCATCTGACCGACTATGCCCGAGGCTTGAACATCGCCGGATCGTCCGCGAAGGAAAACCTGCGCTACCTGTTGGAAGCGCAAGGCGCCTTCCGCGAAAGCGGCGAGCACTCGATGGAGGAACAGCTTCGCGGCGCCAAAGTTATGGCGCCGCTGATGGCAAAGATGGCAGCGACACTTCGCGCCAGCGGGACCGAATTCCACGAGGAACAGGAACGCTATTTCCTCCGCTTCATCGAACAGGCGGGCGGCATGACCGACCCGCGCCGCGCCGCTGCTCTCACCGATGGCCTGTTCCGTGCTATCCAGTCATCTGGCGGCACTGTCGATCCCGCCGCTTATCAAGGTTTCCTCGCGCGTGCCGGCACAGCCGGAATGCGGCTGTCTACTCGATCCATGTTCGCGGACTTCGAACCGCTGATTGCGGAAATGCGCGATGGCGCGGGCGTTGGCCTTCAGACCGCCTACGCGCGTGCCAATGGCATGATCAAAAACCGCGACATGATGGCGGAATTCGTTCGGCTCGGCCTGTGGGACGATGGCAAGATCGTTAAGGACAAGCTGGGCCACGCTAAATCGTACAAGCGCGGACAGAACCCCATGAGCGGAGACGCCGCCGCAATGATGGCGACGGACCCGGTGGAATTCTACCGAAAGTTCGTGCTGCCCTCCTATCAGAAGCACGGCGTGAAAGACGTGCAGCGGCAGAATATGACGCTGTTCGGCAGAACTGGCGGCGCACTGTTCAATCAGATCGACAAGCAGATGCCCACCATCCTGCGGTCGCGCGAAGCCTACGCCCGAACTAAGAGCCTTGATCAGTCATATAAGCAGACGAAGGACGGCTTCTTCGGCGAAGGCGGCCAGATGCGCGCAGCATGGCAAGATTTCGTTGTTGTGGCTGGCTCCAAGGGGGGCCTGCTCGACAACATCACAGGCGGCCTTCGTATGGCTACCGGGGCCTTGAGGGCGCTCACCAGCGCCGCCAATTCGCATCCCACTGCCTTCCGCTGGATCGCCACGGCCGTAACGGCGCTGCTCGGCATGAAGCTTGCCACCTCGGCCGTGAAATTCGCGTTCGGCGGTATGCTCGGCCCTGTTGCCCGCCTTTGGGGCCTGTGGAGCCGCTACAGAGCGTTGGGTAGCGTTGCGGCCCTGTTCCCACGACTCGCGCGCGGAATGTCCTTGGTGCGCGGCGCAGCCACCCTCATGGGCACAGGCATGGGCCGTGGTGCTCGCCTTGCCATGGGTGGCTTCAGCCTTCTCGGCCGGGCGGTGGTCTGGCTGAAAAGCGGTGTGGTGGCTGGCATCATGCGCGTTCTTCCGATGCTGGCGCGCGGCTTCGGCTTGGCCCGCACCGCTGTCTTGCTCCTTGGCCAAGGTGTGCTCCGGGCGGGCCTGATGATGCTGGGCAACCCCATCGTCCTCATCATCGCCGCAATCGTGGCCGCTGTCGCCGGGGCCGCGTATCTGATCTACACCCATTGGGATACGATCAAGAACGCCTTCTGGCGCGGCGTAGCTTGGGTAAAGGAGTCTCTTGCGGCCCTGCCGGGCTGGCTCAAGAACCTCGGGTCTATGGCGATGCAAGGCTTGCTGATGGCCTTCAGCCCGGCGGCCATGGTCGCGCGGCTATTGCAGGTGGCCAAAACCGGCGTGACTGCCTTCAAAAACTACTTCGGGATCAAGTCGCCCTCGCGCCTGATGATGGCGATGGGCGGCCATATCAATGAAGGATTGGCCATAGGCGTCAACCGCACCGGGGCACAGCCAGTGCGCGCCGCCGCTCGCATGGCGGCTGCCGTCGCTGGCGCCGGGGCGATCACGTTACCCGCCCCGGTGATGGCGCAGAGCAAGATCGCGCTGGCCGCCGCTTCAGCCCCTCACGCGGCTGTCGAGGGCCGAAGCATCGTGCCGAAGGCCTTCATCGCTCCGGTTCACGCACAGAACAGGATCTCCGCTGCGAAGGGCCTCGCGCTGAACCCGGCGGCCGCCTCCAGGCCGATCCGTGCCATGCAGCCCGCGGCGCCCATCGAAATCCATATTCACCAGCAGCCCGGCGAGGATGCCAACGCGCTCACCCGCCGCGTGATGGACGCCCTCAAGCGCGAACAGCGCAAGACGCGCCTGTCGCAGCACGCCGACGATTTCTGACAGGAACGACTCATGCTTGCCGCCCTCGGCCTCTTGGTGTTCGACACCTCCACCGCGCTTTTCGATCAGTTGGAGCGTCAGCGTAGCTGGCGCCACGCCCGAACCGAACGCTTCGGCGCGTTGGCGGCCAGTCAGTTCACGGGCCCCGGAGAAGATCGCATTCGCCTCTCCGGCCTGCTCGTCCCGGAAATCTGTGGGAGCTACCACAGCAGCATCGAGACATTGGCGGAAATGGCGGACGCGGGCGAAGCCTATGCACTGGTGACCGGCAACGGGAATGTGTTGGGACAGTTCACTATCGAACTACTCGACGAACGGCATTCCAATCTGGTGGATAATGGGCAGGCCCGCACCGTCGATTTCACCATCGAACTTAGCCGGGTGCCGGAAGAATGACCGGCCAAGCCTTCATAGAGCCGAAGGCCGCATGGGCAGTGACGCTGGACGGCAAAGACCTTGCCGACAAGATCGCACCGCGCCTTATCAGCCTGACCCTTTCAGAGCGCCGGAACGAAAGCACGGACGAACTGGAACTGGTCCTGCACGATCATGACGGCAAGCTGGCGTTACCCGCGCTGGGTGCCGTTTTGGCGGTATCGCTGGGATGGGAAAAAGGCACAGGCGTGAGGGCCGGGCTTGTCGATAAAGGAACGTTCAAGGTCGATGAAATGACGTGGGATGGTCCGCCGGATAAAGTGACAATCCGCGCGCGCTCGGCCGACATGGCGGGTAGCTTCCGCAATCGGAAGTCCCGGACTTGGCACGGCAATACGCTCGGCGCCATTGTCAAGAAGGTGGCCGCCGACAATGGCCTGACCGCCCGATGCCATGCCGATCTGGCCTCTATCGTCGTGACCTCGGCCGAACAGTCGAACAAGAGCGACATGCAATTCCTTCGCGACCTTGGCCGCCGCTACGATGCCGTTGCGACCGTCAAAAATAAGAGCCTGATTTTCGCTCCGATCAACGCGGACACCACCGCAACCGGCAAGGCCATCGGGACCGTGAAGCTGACGAAATCCGATGGCGATCGATACCGCTATGAGCGTGCGGCCCGTGAAGACGGGCAGGACGGCGCGGAGGCGCAATGGCATAGCCAAGGGAGCGCAAAACGCCACAAGGCACAGGAAGGCGGTTCCAATCGTCGGCGGCTAAAGCGGGTCTATTCCAGCGAGGCTGACGCCAAGGCGGCAGCACGTGCAGAAAACAACCGCCTGAAGCGCGCCGGGGCCACCATGGAAATTACCAAGGCCTACGGCGATGCCACCATAGCCGCAGGCATGAAGGCTTCCGCGACCGGCTTCAAAGCCGATATCGACAAACATTCGTGGCGCATCGCAAGCGTCCGCCATAGCTTTGATAGCGATGGCTTCAGGACCGAATTGGAAATGGAGGTGGCAGGTTAACCTGTCACTCCATACCTAACATCGACGGTGGGAGCAGGCCCGGTTCGTCAGTTCGCGCCCCAACATAATCAGCTGCGCCAGTTAGTTTGTTGATGCAGAGCATGTTGTGCAGACTCGCGTTGTCCTCGCCGCCCGGGAACTTCAATTCTGGCTCAGCAATTCCCGACAGCCACGCGGAACGGGCGCCCGCCGCAACTACACATTCCTGCCATGCCTTTTCGAACTGGTCCGTGGCAACAACGCCAAGCCCGGCAGGCTGCTGCGCGTTACTGATCGCGCCCGACGCATCTAGGCAGCTTTGCGCGGCGGCGCGTGCGAGTGCCTTAGACGGCTTTTCCTGAAACTGCCGGGTTAGGTCATCGCAAGGTTTCATCGCGACAGTGATACGTTTGGCCGCAGCCCTTACGGCCGCGGCCTCCGTTTTCCCGCCTTCACCGCTACAAGCCGTGACGTGAACAAGGATGAGAAGTGGTATCAGCGTAGCGGAAGCCCGCCCCGGCACCGATGGTAACAGCATGGAAAGCGCCCCGAACAGATAGCCCGTAGACCGGGCGAACAGTGGGGCGCCGCTAGAACAGTGGCAGCGAGTCAGGCGAGTCCAAAATTTTCAACACGTAGCCGCGTAGCACTGTATACAGGTATACGCCTATAGCTTGCGCAGTAAGCCGACGACGAGGCCCAAAATCTGCAAGTCTTCGACTTGTGCGGTGTCGTCCGGCAAGTTGGGATTGTCGGTGATCAGGCGGATACCATGGGGGGTTGGTCGCAGGCGGGTGACCATGCAGGTGCCAGCGTAGATGTAGACCCACACCTTGTCCGATACGTCCAGCGACTGCCGCGAAGTATCGATCAGAAGCATGTCGCTATCGGTCACGGTTGGCTGCATGGCGTCGCCAATATCCTGCACCACCATGAGATAGCGCGCGTCGGCCTTGCTATAAGTGTTCAGTAGATCGCGACTGAAAAAGCGCGGCCGCTGTTTCACCGGAATGCCTTGGTGAATGATGCGCGTATGTTGGCTGAGATCGATTTCGCGCAAGGCGACCATATCGGCCTCGATTTCAACCTTCAGGCATTCATCGTCGGACGTAGGAACATGCGCTGCCCGCTGACGCATGAAATCATCCATCTTGATCAATTCCGAAAGCGCGCTTTCCGAGACCGGCGTCCCGTCAAGGCCGGTCATCTCAATCTGCTGCTCGGTGTCGCCAAGAAGCCACGCCATGTTGACCCGCATCGCCTGCGCCATTGCTGGAAAGTGGCGGGTCTTCTTCGTTTTGCCGCTCAAGATCAGGCTCATCGCGCTTGGCGTCGTTCCCGCTCCGGCGGCTAGTTCGGCCTGGCCTATTCCTAGTTCGGCCATCCGCAGCCTGATGCGCGCAAGACGGATAGGGGTAAGCGGCACCTTTTGCCCGTCGCGCTCTGCTCCCTCGGGCTTGAACGCGCCGTAGACCACTTTCCCCGGTTCCTTTTCACTCATGTTTTGCTCAACCGCCTTGAGTAAATGGTTTAATCAAGATATTCCCGTGCAATGCACGGTTGTAACGCACACGAATTCCCTACGGCTCGGCATAGGCCAACGCCGATTCGTGCTTGTCACACCCATTGCTTAATCGGTTGCAGTTACAGAGCACAGTCTGAACTGCCCTGTTTTGGCGCTTTAACCATGCAGAAGTCCCTATTCGGCACGATTTCAGCACGTCGCATCGTTGCTGAAATATCACGCATCGGACTTCAGGCGGCCGCATCGTTAACCCTTTTTTATTCAACCAGCGTGAAGGAGCGAGGCACTCAATCATGAGCGAAACTGTAGCATTTCCTATGCCCCCCTTGGCGCGACGCAATTCCGATCTTCGCTGCCCGCATTGCAAAATGCCGGGCATTCGTCGGTCGAGCCAAGAGGTCAGCGTCACCCTTCGGCAAATCTTCTTCTCTTGCCCCAATCCGTTCTGCGGCCACTCGTGGAAAGCGTCCCTCACCTACGATTACGGCATTTCGCCCTCTGCTATTCCGTGCCCGGATATGGCCGACCTTCGCTTGTATATGCCGCCGCGCGATGAGGTCATGGCAGGCGTGCGCGAAGCGCGCAGACGCGAGCAGCCCCTCGATTTGAACTCCGCCCAAATCGACCTCTTCGCCGCACTGGCGCTCTAAGCCGAAGGACACCGACATGCAGACCGTTTCTTGCGGCGATCAGCCGCCAATGCCGTTTCTCGTTCCCGCGCCATCCGAAGCTGATCGCCGCACCATGGCCATCCAAGTGGTGCGCAAGGCGTTGCAGACCAGCCCAGAAGCGGTGGCGGAAGAGATGGGCTTGCCCATCGATCATCTGCGGCGCGCGCTCGCGCGGGCGGTGTCTGAATTCAACATGGTGACTGCCGGACTGATCGAACCGGAACAGGGCGCGCGCATCGGAAGCGATGGCCTTGCCGCTTCCATCCGCTTGGCGGGGTACCGCGTTGTGGAGGCGGCCCGCACACCGCGCGCGGATTGCGGGAAGCGGCCGGAAATGGCGTGGATGCGGGGACGGCTCATAGCCGTAGCGAACGCAACACCCGCCATGGAGCACTAAATGCCTGAAGCCGCCGCCCTTTTCAGCGAGTCCGATCTGGACGCCATCCGCGCGGTCGCGGGTCGCGTCGAACTGGTGGGCAACGCCCTGCTGATCCTTGGCGACAGCCTCCGCGTTCTTCCGCTGATCCGTGGCGTCGATGCCGTCATGGCGGACCCGCCCTATAGCAGCGGCGGCGCCTTCCGCGCCGACCGGGTTTCGGCCACGAGCCTGAAGTACCAGTCGCCGCAGGCTCGCGGCCTCTATCCCGAATTCTCCGGCGACAATCGGGACCAGCGCTCGTTCGCTCACTGGTCTGCTCTGTGGCTCGCCGCATGCCGCGAAGCGACCAAGCCCGGCGGCCTGTTGGGCTGCTTTACGGACTGGCGCCAACTCCCTTCCACCACCGATGCGGTGCAGGCTGGTGGCTGGGTCTGGCGCGGCATCGCCGTGTGGGACAAGACGGAAGGCACCCGCCCTCGCAAGGGCGCCTATCGCAACCAGTGCGAATATCTGGCTTGGGCCAGTAACGGCCAGATGGGCAAGGACGGCATCTGCGCTCCCGGTGTATTCCGTCACTCGGTGGCCAGCGAGAAAAAGCACCACATCGCGGGCAAGCCCACTGCGCTGCTAGAAAACCTCCTGTCGATCTGCGGCGATGTCATCCTCGATCCATTCATGGGCAGCGGCACCACCGGCATCGCGGCCGTGCGTAGCGGCCGGAAATTCATTGGCATCGAAATGGATGCGGCGCATTTTGACGTGGCCCGCGCCCGCATCGAAGAGGCGCAGGGCCTTGGCGATCCGAAGGCTATCGCCGCATGA